AGCTTGTACTTGTAGATATGGCATTTAATCTAGGTGTGCCACGTTTGTGCAAGTTTAAGAAGATGTGGGCGGCTATAGAGGCGAAAGACTTCCCCACCGCCGCAAAAGAAATGCTTGACAGCAGGTGGGCAAATCAGGTAAAATCACGTAGTACAAAACTTGCTCATGCCATGCATCACGGAGAATTTAATGGCTAGACAATTGACGGGCAAGCAACAAGCATTCTTGAATGTGCTTTTTGATGAGGCGGGTGGCAACATGGCCGTCGCTAAAAAACTTGCAGGTTATTCTGAAACAAGTTCGACAGCAGAAATTGTCAAGGGTTTGAAAGAAGAAATTCTTGAGGCCACACAAATGTACATGGCACAGAATGCACCAAAGGCTGCGGTGGCCATGACAGGCGCGTTGTATGACCCTACTGAACTTGGTATTCGTGACAAGATGTCTGCCGCTAAAGAACTGCTTGACCGTGTAGGTTTGGTGAAGACGGAGAAGATGCAGGTAGAGGCAAGTGGCGGCGTTATGCTTATGCCACCTAAAGCACCCGTAGAGGACGATGACTAGAAGCATAGGTCAGTGGAAACTGCCACAACCAACAGATATCAAAGAAGAGAACGAGTGGATACAAATTCCACGAATTGCGCGTACCGTACCCTTTGGGTACAAACTGAATGAAGAAGACCCCGACATTCTTGACCCTATACAAACAGAACTAGACTTGTTAGAGAAAGCCCGGAAGCACGTAAATCAGTATTCATATCGCGAAGTTGCAAACTGGCTGACTACAAATACAGGTAGATACATTTCACACGTAGGATTAAGGAAACGTCTACAACATGAGCGACAGCGTAAGAACACAGCTAAAAGCCTCCGCAAATGGGCAGAGTATGCGGAAACGGCAATCGCCAAAGCGAAGGAAATCGAAGAAGCAAGAACAGGCGCAAAAGCAAGCACCGCAAGTTGAGAGTGTTTCATATGAAACATCTAACATAGAGGAACACGCTAATGTATTGTTCAAGCCCAATCCGGGTCCGCAGACAGAGTTTCTAGCTGCTAGTGAGCGAGAAGTTCTTTATGGCGGCTCTGCTGGTGGTGGTAAGTCTTACGCTATGTTGGCAGACCCTCTACGCTATATGGGTCATCCACAGTTTAGTGGACTACTTCTTCGCCACACAACTGAAGAACTAAGAGAACTTATATTCAAGTCTCAAGAGTTGTACCCAAAAATCTGGCCGGGGATAAAATGGTCAGAGAGAAAGATGCAGTGGACCGCGCCATCTGGCGCAAGGTTGTGGATGTCCTACCTAGATAGAGATGAGGATGTCTTGCGATATCAGGGTCTAGCGTTTAGCTGGATAGGCTTTGACGAACTAACACAATGGTCCACACCATATGCATGGAACTACATGCGAAGTCGTCTCCGGTCCACTGCACCTGACCTACCCATTTTTATGAGGGCAACAACAAACCCCGGTGGCCGGGGGCATGGGTGGGTTAAGAAAATGTTTATTGACCCTGCACCATATAATAGAGCGTTTGATGCGACAGACATTGAAACAGGAGAAGTTCTTCGATATCCCTATGGCCATAGCAAGGCAGGAAAATCTTTATTTAAGAGACGCTTTATCCCGGCAAGACTTTCTGATAACCCATACCTTGCGTCAGCGGGAGACTACGAAGCCATGCTCCTCTCGCTTCCTGAACAGCAAAGGCGGCAGCTTCTTGAAGGCGATTGGGACATCAAAGAGGGCGCAGCGTTTACTGAGTTTAATCGTGATGTGCATGTTGTGGAGCCTTTCCATATCCCTGCTAACTGGGTCAAGTTTCGTGCATGTGACTATGGTTACGGCAGTTATTCTGGTGTTCTTTGGTTTGCTGTTGCGCCTGATGAACAACTGGTCGTCTATAGAGAACTATACGTCAGTAAAGTCTTGGCCACAGACTTGGCAGATATGATACTGGACTTGGAAGCTGAAGATGGAAATATTAAGTATGGTGTTTTGGACAGTAGTCTTTGGCACAAGCGTGGCGATACTGGTCCTTCTCTTGCGGAGCAAATGATTGCAAAAGGGTGCCGCTGGCGTCCGTCTGACCGCAGTCGAGGAAGCAGAGTGTCAGGTAAGAACGAAATACATAGGCGTTTACAGATAGACGAATTTACAGAGGAACCAAGACTTGTATTCTTTGATAGCTGCACAAATGTCATCAGTCAGTTACCATCCCTCCCCTTGGACAAGAAAAATCCAGAAGACGTTGACACAAAGTCTGAAGACCATCTGTACGACGCTCTCCGGTACGGCATTATGTCCAGACCCCGGTTCTCTATTTTTGACTACGACCCGCAAGGCCGACCAACGTCAAGTATGCCGGTAGCTGACGCAACCTTTGGATATTAAAGGAAAGTAACATGGATGAAGATGAAATTATGATGGAAGACGACGCTATTGCGTTGGAAGATACAGATGATGTAGTTGCAGCAGATATAGATGTTACATCCATCATACCATTTATCATGGAGCGATATCAACGCGCCGAAGACTATCGTTATCAAGACGAGGAGCGTTGGATTAGGGCATACAGAAACTATCGTGGATTGTACGGCCCAGATGTACAATTTACAGAAGCTGAAAAGTCTCGCGTATTTATAAAGATTACCAAGACCAAAACACTGGCGGCGTATGGTCAGATTGTTGACGTGCTGTTTGCCAACAATAAATTTCCTCTGTCTATTGAACCCACAGAACTTCCAGAGGGTGTTGTAGAAGACGTACACTTTGACCCGCAGGCACCAGAGACACCGGGTGGTGAAGCAAGTCCATACGGTTTTCCGGGTGACGGGCGTGACCTGCCGCCGGGTGCCACCTCGCAAAGTCTGCTTGAGAAACTTGGTCCGCTAGAAGAAAAACTAGAGCCGGTTGAAGACAAACTAAAAGAAGGACCGTCACAAACACCTACTGCTGTCGAGTTTAGCCCTGCTATGATTGCAGCTAAAAAGATGGAAAAGAAAATTCACGACCAGCTTGAGGAGTCTGGTGCCAGCAAAAGTTTGCGTAGCAGTGCGTTTGAAATGGCACTGTTTGGCACAGGCATTATGAAAGGACCATTTGCCCTAGACAAAGAGTATCCTAATTGGGGCGACGACGGTGAGTACAGTCCAAAGTTTAAAACTGTGCCACATTCTGAACACGTTTCAGTGTGGAACTTTTACCCTGACCCAGATGCTAATAACATTGACGAGGCACAGTACGTTATTGAGCGGCACAAGATGTCACGCTCACAACTGCGTAATCTGAAGAAACGCCCATACTTCCGCGCACAGGTTATTGATGAATGTGTAGACAGGGGTGAAAACTACAATAAAAAGTATTGGGAAGATGACCTGTCTGACTACGCACCTGAACACGGCATCGAAAGATTTGAGGTTCTGGAGTATTGGGGTACGTGCGATATCGAAATGCTGATAGAGCAGGGCGTGGACATTCCTGAAGAACTCAAAGAGTTTGATGAACTGCAAGCAAACATTTGGGTATGCAACGGATTGCTTATTCGTATGGTCCTTAACCCATTTAAGCCAGCCAAGATTCCGTATGTAGCTGCCCCGTATGAACTGAACCCGTACAGTTTCTTTGGCGTGGGTATTGCAGAGAACATGGACGATACGCAAACGCTGATGAATGGCTTCATGCGTATGGCTGTGGACAACGCAGTGCTGTCAGGCAATCTGATTGTAGAGGTGGACGAAACCAATCTGGTGCCGGGACAAGACCTGTCACTGTATCCCGGCAAGGTGTTCCGTCGTCAGGGCGGCGCACCGGGACAAGCAATCTTTGGCACAAAGTTTCCCAACGTGTCACAAGAAAACATGATGCTGTTTGATAAGGCTCGTGTTCTCGCGGATGAGAGTACGGGTTTTCCATCATTTGCACATGGACAAACTGGTGTATCCGGTGTAGGCCGCACAGCCAGTGGCATCAGCATGTTGATGGGTGCAGCGGCAGGTAGTATCAAAACTGTCATTAAGAATGTAGATGACTATCTGCTACGTCCGCTGGGGGAGAACTTCTTCCGCTTCAATATGCAGTTTGACTTTGACCCGGAACTGAAGGGTGACCTTGAAGTCAAAGCACGTGGCACAGAAAGTCTGATGGCTAACGAGGTGCGCAGTCAGCGACTAATGCAGTTCTTGAATGTAGCCAGCAATCCGACACTTGCACCGTTTGCAAAGTTCCAATATATTATACGTGAGATTGCAAAGTCTCTCGACCTTGACCCCGACAAAGTTACTAACAACATGAGTGAAGCTGCTCTTCAAGCAGAGATGATGAAGCAGTTTCAGGCAACACAACCGCAACCACAGGCACCACAAGAAGCACCTCCGGGTTCTGGTGTGATGGATACCTCTGGTGCCGGTGGTGGTAATATAGGCGTAGGACAGGCTCCTGTGCCGGGTGAACAAGGATTTAGTGGACGTGGACAAGCAGCAAATACTCAGCCGCCTCAAGCCGTTGGTGGGGAACAACCGCCAGTGGGAGGCATTCAATAATTATCTTGACGAGGTAATTGAAACGCAACACCGTGCGTTAGAACAAGCAGAAGACAATGTAATGATGTATCGTGCGCAAGGTGCGATTGCAGTGTTACGCAGATTAAAGCAACTAAGGGATGAAGTAGTTGGTAACGACTGAAGCACAAATGCAAGCCATCCAAGAGGCAGAGGACATCGACACTGGTGTGGACACCCGCACCAAAAAAGAAATGGTTGATGACCAGATGGCAGCATTTTCTGCTACTGCAAAAACCGCTGCTGAAGTGGCACCCGTTATAGGTGACGCTATTGCTGTATACGATTTGCCTAGTGACATGCGTCAAGCGTATGAGTTAGTGCAGCAAGGTTTTTCAGAAGGCGACATCAAAGACATTGGTTTGGGTGCAGGTCTTGCTGGGTTATCTGCTCTTGGTGTTGTGCCTGTTCTTGGCACAGGTGCAAAGATTGCAAAGAAAGGTCTTCGTGCAACTATTGATGATGCACTTGTGCAAACAGGTGATTTATTCCGCACGGCATCGGGCATGGATGATACGGGTGGTTTAGTTACAGTCACTGATACAAGTGTAAAAATAAGTAAGCCCCCAGCATCTGCAGACAAAGGCCCAACCACATTTAAATTTTTTGGTGGCGATAAAGGAATTAGCAGCGACCAAAAATATAAAGATTACGCCGCTTCTAAAAAGAAAGCAAGCGAAAAATCTTTTGATAGTAAAACGGACGAAGAAGAATTTATCTTTAGAGATTCTAAAGGAACATATGTAGACCCAGCAGACAAAAAATTTAGATATGAAATAGGAACTGCAAATTTAAACTTTTCTGGTGATATCTATGAAAGAACAGGAGACTCCATAAGAGAGGGACCAATAGTGCAGCTATCTTTTGCGCAGCTACAAAATAAAAAGCGTAAGGCTGCTATAGATGCTGGATTTGATGCAGAAGATGGTATTGTTTTGTTACCTGACCTGTTTGAAAACCATGAAATATTTGACGAGTATCCGTTTTTAAGAAATGTTCAAGTTAAAAGAGCAGAAACAGATGACGTAGGACGAGCGTTGTATGATGGCGCATTTGACCCCGGAGCCGGTCTTTTTTCAAGACAGGCTATTCTTATAGATACTGTAAACAATGCAGATAATTTTAAATCTATTCTCGTGCATGAAATGCAACATGCAATTGATTTTTTTGAGGATAGACAATTTGGAGCAGACTTTAATCGTCTTCTAAAAGTTGAAATGGAGACTAGAGGTTTAGTAGATACGGTTGACGACAATACTATGGAGGGTTTAAATAAAGCCATACGCGCTTTTAACGAACTCGAAAAGGCAGAAAAAAAAGAAATACATTCTATAGTATCTAAAAAATATTCAATGGTGGCAGGAGAAGTTGATGCTAGGAATGTTGAATTTAGATTAAGAAATCCTAATTTGCAGTTTCAAGAATTACCTACAAAATTTACAGATGAAAAAGCACCGGAGGGAAAAGATGTTGAGGTGACAAAGATGTATGAGGGTCTTGACCCTATTCAATCTACGTCTGTACAAACACAGCAAGCCTTTGCAGAGCCGCTTGAGATAGGTGTAAGTGAGTTTAACGTAAAAAACTTAGACAACCCAAATATAATAAAAAATTACACTGTCGATGATTACAACGAAGCCATGAGGGCATCTAATGCAGGAAGCACGGCAGGTAGTAAGGCACAAAACAAAAAAATTAATGCTGCTGTAGAAGAAGGCACAGATGTATCTGTACGCCTTAATCTAAATTCTAAAATTGACCCTAGTGGACCAGATGCACCTTTTAACAGAATGCAAACTATACATCCTGTTAATCCAAACACTAAAAAACCTAACTACAACAAAGCCGACTCATACATGAACGCCGTTACGGTAGAAAATGGCGTGTTTGATGTAAATCAAACATCTCGTAGAAACATTGCCGAAACAGGAAAGAAAGTCCCTGCTGCATCTGTGCAGGGCAAGTTTACTTCAACCCGAAATGTTTTAGAAGAGGGTGGAGATGACATAATTGAAATCGGGATGAATCCGCAACGGCAGCATTTGTTTACAGACCTTTCTAACGGACAGGCTGTCAGAAGTTTTGATGTGGCCACTATAATTAGAGATAGGGTGTACGCAAAAGGCGTAAAGTATTGGAAGAAGGCAGATGCACCAACTCCTTTGCCTGCAAAGGGAGACACAGAGATAGACAATCAGGTGCGTTATAGATTTAAACAAGGTGGAGCAATACCTATGGATAGACAAATGGATATGTTTGACGACGGCGGTCTGATGGACGAGGGTGGCACTATAGACCCCATTTCTGGTAATGACGTGCCTTCCGGCTCTTTGCAAAAAGAAGTGCGAGATGATATTCCTGCACAACTTAGCGAAGGAGAGTTTGTATTTCCTGCAGATGTGGTTCGTTATATTGGTCTTGAAAAGCTAATGCAAATGCGTCAAGAAGCTAAGATGGCCCTTGCCATGATGGAACGCATGGGTCAGATGGGCAACAGCGAAGAAGCCACAATGTCTGATGACATTCCTTTTGAACTAAGTGACCTTGACATTACGGATGAACCAGAGTATAATGTAGGTGGTTTTGTTCCGGGTACACCGGGTCAGCAACAGTTTGGCATATCAGGCTTTCAACAAGCACAGCAACCCACAACGGGTGTGGCAGCGCAGCCTGTGCAAGCAGCATCTGCAGCTTTTGCACCACCGGCTCCGGTTCGTCCGCAACAAGCGTTTGTGCCGACAATGACACAGCAGCCTACACCATTTACCACATTTATTGGACCGGGCGTGCCGCAGGTGGATTTTGAGTTTGGTACATTTAAAAACGAAGCAGGTCAAACTATCCAGCTTAAAATTAAAAAGGGTTCTAAGGGCGAGTTGCTTCCGGGTGAAATACTGCCAGAGGGTTATACATATGTAGACCCGGATGCAACAAAAACGGAAGAAGTAACGACCACACCGACTACGCCACAAACAACCAGTGTCAGAAATCAAGATGATACAGGCCGTGAAGATAGAGATGCCGCACGGCAAAAAGCCCTAGAGGACCAGTTTGGTAAGGGGGGTGCATCGGCTAGGTTAGGACTTAAAGATTTCTTTGGTGAGGGACAGGATTATATTTATGGTGTAAATTATTTGGAGGGTCTCGCTCCGGGTCTATTAGGTGCTGGACAAGTCTTATCTGGTAGGATTCCAGATGATGCAAAAATTATGTTAAAAAACGGCAAAGATGAAATTATTCTTACGGGTGCAGAATATAAAATCATGTCCGAAGAGGTAAAAGCACCGGGAACAGACTACACAAAGACAAGACAAATTATTACTGGCGCACGTGAAAGAGAAGCAAAAAAAGCACGTGAAGCGATTAAGTTTGGTGAAATTAGAGATACTCAAGGCAACATACGTAGGGTATCTGGAGAAGAAGAACGAAGAGATACTGAAGAAAGGGCATCTAAGTTTACTCAATCGCTAAAAGAAAATAATCTTGTTGTTGGTGACAGAGGACAAATTGAAGTAAAAGCAGGTGCAACTACAGCAGAGAAAAAACAAGCAGAGCAAGCACTTGCTAACTACGTTGCGTCTATGGCAACAGATGACGATGAGGATGATGGACCTAGCGGCACTTCTTATTCGCTCGACAGCAGCGGCAGTTCATCTTCCGGCGGCACTGGCAGAGGCAGTGGGTTTGATTCTCAATCCGCGCCGCCTGAAGAGAGAGCGGGTGGACCTAGTAGCCGCACTGGAACAGATAGAGCATTTAGCGATGTAGGAAGATTTGGCAACAAAGGTATGCTTGTGACTCGTAAGAAACCCAAAGCCAAAAAGATGAAGCGTGGTGGACTAGCTTCTAAAAAATAATCCACATATGTTGGCTACCTAATCCCCCACCCCACGTGGCTACGGTTGGCCCCAACTTGGAGAAAGTAAAATGGCAGAAGCCGCAGAAATCATGGCTGAAGAAATGCAGCCTGAAAAGAAAGTTGCATTTGCAACACGCAAATACAGTAATGAAGATAAAAGAAAAGAAGAAGAAGAAGAACTTGAGCAGATGCTCAAAGAACAACGTGGTGAGGTAGAGGAAGCCACAGAGGAAGATGAAGAGCCTGCAAACGCAGAAGAAAAAACATTTAAGAAGCGTTACTCTGACCTTCGTAGACATCAACAAAAACAAGCCGAAGAGTTTAAGACAGAACTCGCAGAACTAAAACGTCAGCTTTCTGATGCTACTAAAAAAGAAATGAAGCTGCCTAAGTCTGACGAAGACATAGAAGAGTGGGCCAAAGAATATCCAGATGTAGCAGCCATCGTAGAAACAATTGCTATGAAAAAAGCAAGTGAGCAATCTAGCGCACTAGAAGAGCGTATCAAAGCAATTGATGAAATGCAATCGTCTGCTACCAAAGAAAAAGCCGAAGCAGAACTTATGCGGTTGCATCCAGACTTTGATGATATTCGTGATAGCGATGAGTTTCACGAGTGGGCAGAGTCGCAACCTAAGTGGGTACAGGATGCACTTTATGAAAACGACAACGACGCACGTTCTGCTGCTAGGGCGATTGACCTCTACAAAGTCGATATGGGTATTGGCAAAAAGAAACCCAAGTCTGATAAAGACGCAGCAAAGTCTGTGTCCGCAAAGAATAGTCGCAGTAAACCGCAAGAAAACGAAGAAGCATCCTACCTAAAAGAGTCAGATGTGCAACGTATGTCTGCTGTAGAATATGAAAAGCGTTCTGATGAAGTTATGGAAGCTATTCGTTCTGGCAAGTTTATCTATGACATGTCGGGTTCAGCCCGATAAAAAAAGTATTGACAAATGGTTATTTTTTAGTATAACTATAGTCAACAAAGGTGTAAGTGGGTTCGCTACCTGCTTACACTAATCCGCAAACGCTACCGTCTTATGGATTACCTGACGAGCATGGCCCGTTGAATATCTGGTCGGCCAACTAGATAGAATACGCACCCAAGTGAATCAGCCTCTGATTAGTCTGGTGA